AATTCCGTTTCCTATACTGTCTATTTTTGTTTCCCAATAAAATTTATTTGAACCACTCATATCAATAGCTAATGTTCCAAAAGCTAAATTTCCACCCTCTGCTGAAGCTGTCCATTTTAAATCACCTTCACTCAAAGTTCCTGAACCAAAATTTAAAGCATTTAAGGTACAATGATTATTGGTGCAGGTATCCGTAGATTGACTAGTTGCTCCGGCAAGTGATGTGTTTAAATCATTACCATTTCCAGACGTATCAGCACCTAAATCTGAACTATCTTTAAATTCAAGATAAAATCCGTTTGTACCAAAAGTAACATCATTTTTAAAATCTTTTGGTTTCCAATGAGTAGGACTATCTTCATCAAACTCACCAAATGAAGTTGGAGCTAATTGTTGTCCATCTATAAAAGCTACCTCTGCTGCATAACCTGGAAAATGATCTGTGTCCTGTTGTTTTCTAAAAAGATAAATCACATCATTTGTCTGGTTATGATTTAAATCAGCATTTTGAGACATAGCAGTTGTTGATGAGAATGAACTTAGTTGAACACCATTAACATACATTTTTTGTCTATCACTTTCTTCTGTTGCTTCACTATTAACTGCAACAACAATGTGCATCCAACCTGTAGTATCTCTAAATAATCTGTTTGTATTTAATTGAAAACCACTACCACCTGCTTCAGTGTAAAATGATAATCTACCATTTTGGTCATCTCTAAAACGAACACTTATGTAATGAGTTGGTGATCCACCAGTTCCTCCTACGTGTATTAATCTTGGCACGTCTGAGTTTCTTTTGCTTCTTTTAATCCAACAAGAAAAAGTAAAAGCTCTCTGTGAAGTTCCATTTTGTGTTAAGGTTAGACTAAAATGATCATCCGTACCATCAAGTCTAATTGAATTACCTACATTGTAACCTGTGTCTCTAACTGAGTTTGCTCCAAGAATGGTAGGCATTAATCCTCCAATGTTGGCAGTTCACCGAGGGGTCTTGTGACAGATCCATCTTCTTGTTCTGTATAAGTATACAAAGTTTCTAAAGCTGCAGTGTCAGATGCATTAG